AAATTTCTTATTCTTAAGAGCAGAAAACATCTTTACAATAGCATCACCAACCATTTCCTCTTTATAACTATAATTTAAAAAATTAGGAGCATACGAAAGACCGTTTGCAATTTTGTTTAAGCTTTCACCTAACTTGATTGTAATATTGCCTGTATTATAATAGTTACGAATTTCATCTTCAAACTCTTTACTGTTTACGTAATGAACCTTATCCTTTGGTTTGATTTTCTTCGGCGCTTCAGGTATAACCTCAGCAATTAATTTAACTGGATCTACCATACCAAAGATCTCTTCTGGTAAGACATTAGAGATGACTTCTTCAAGAAGTTGAGTCTGTTTTATTTTTTTAGGTTCAACTTTCTTGGATGTCTTTTTCTGTGTAGGTGATGGTTTCTTTGTCATATAAAGCTTTTCGTTTTTCAGAATGCAGAGAACTATAGTGTAGACTATCTGCGATGTCAAATATTATAAGCTGGTTTTTATCCTTATGCAACCTAAGACCTCTACCAATTGATTGTACAATCTTTATCTTAGCTTTTCCACCACAGGCAAAAATTATGTAGTGTAAGTTTTTAATATTAATACCAGTAGAAAAAATCTTAGATATCGCAACAACAATAACGTCAGTATTAACCTCCATAAGTTTTCGAATTCTATCACGCTCTTCAATTTCTACCTCTCCTCGTACAAAAAATACCTGCTTATCAGGCGCCTGTTGTTTTATTTGATTATACAGTAATTCACCGTGTTCAATGTAATCAACCATGACTAGTGCATTATTATTAAGCTTCGTACTCAACTTAGTTATAACTTTATTTCTAAATGTACTCGTGATAAGTCGCTGTAATTCTTCTCTATATGTAACTTTTTTCTTATCCTTGTATATGAGATTAAGAATATGAATCTGTACATTACTTACGTAACTGTCTTGACGCAAATCATGACTATTTTTTTCATAAACAACCGGACCAATCTTACCAATTATATTCCATTGATCGAGAACATCCTCAGGCATTGTACCTGTAAAACCAAAGCGAAATGGTGTTTTTATTATTTTAAAAATATCATTAACTTTATTGCCTTTTCTTACTTTATGTACTTCATCGACAATTAAAACATCAATTTCTTCAAGCCATGATAGATCGCTATTCTTACTCTGTAATATGCCGAGATTTGCAACGATTACCTCGGATGTTAAATCTAAATCATCATCACCTGTCCACTTTGATACACTAAACGGAACGCCGTAATCAATGAAATCTTGTGCCGTCTGCTCTACTAGTCCTCTATCAGGAACAACAAAGAGAGCCCTAAAGCTCCCCTTGTTATACTGTGAGATATAAAGGTTATACACCTTTGTTAATAGGGTAGCAGATGTTAGAGTCTTACCACCTGCTGTAGCTAGTATGATGGTACCTCTACCAGAACTCATACACCTTTTTACAATGTCCTCCTGATAATCTCTTAAAGATAAATTTAACTTTGGCAAGTCATAATTAAAATCAAGCTGCTGATGCCAGGTATGGTTTGCTGGGTATACAACTTCTTGAAATTCTTTGCTGCTTGTTATATCCCCAACGTATTGACAGCTACGAATATAGTCTCTTATAGCAAAGTATAAACTCGGTTCAAATCTTCCCGTCGGTGTTATTGCATATGTTCGTGGTGGCATAAATCTGCCATACCTTCGCATAAACACTGCAGCTTCATTTTTTACAGAAAAATGCTCACGTATGTCAGAAAGCATATCTCCAGATATGATTCCTACTTTTTTCTTACTGTCATACGTAAATTCAATCATCTTATGTCATTTCGAGTTTCATAATCTCGATAAGATTTTTAATGTCAAAAGTAGCACTGCCAAGAATTTTTTCTGACTTTTCAAGTAACTCTATAATTAGTTCTGTTTCTTGAATTTTTGTGTTTAGTTCTTGAATTTTACTGTGTCTGTCGGCTGTTGAGGATATAACAGGTTGTGTTAGCTTTACAGGGCTTGTAGCGTTAATTTCAGCCATTACATCATTCTTTACAGTTTCTTTTTGTTTCTTAAGAGCATTGACCGACATACGTAATCTTATAAGTCTACCTGCCCATTTGTGTTTTATCGCAGGTAAACGTAGCTGATAGTCCTTAAGGTTAAGTTCATTAATCTTAAGATCCTCTTCAAGCTCTTTAATGATTTCGTCTAACATTAAGCTTAAGTATATATTAGAACAAGTAAAAATCAATGAGCAAGTTTAATAAGCTTTTTAGTCTGTTTATGGAGGAAATAGCAAATTCCGCAGCTACAGCAATGGGCGGTCCAGCTGGTCATCCTGCTGGTACTTACGGTAATCAATTTCCATCACAAAACGATAATGCATACAATCCCGGCAATGGCATGCCAGTTGCTCCTGCTGATTTGGCTCTTGGTAAAAAAGTAAAATACAGTAAAAAGGGAAAAAATAACAAAAGAAATAAAAAGGTAAGTTTTCCTATTCAACGTAGAGTTCCGTTCGGTAGTTAGTAAGTTATACAATGGACCTAGGTCATTGGCAGTTAATTGAAGGTATTACCGCTTCCGGTGATTTTTTTGGCTTTATCTATGAAATTACCAATACAGTTACTAGTAAAAAGTACATTGGTAAGAAGCAGTGTCAAAGTAGACTCAAGCGTAAACCACTTAAGGGTAAAAAAAGAAACAGGATTGACTACATAGACTCCGACTGGCGTGAGTATACTAGTTCTTCTAATGAACTTAATGAAGATATCGTAAAATATGGTAAGGATAAATTTATTTTTAAGATTATAAAAATTTGTAACTCAAAGTGGGCTCTTGCGTATTATGAAATAAAAGAGCAAATTAACAAGGATGTCTTGATGCGTGAAGATTATTACAATGGTATCATAAATGTACGGATTGGCAGGATTCCAAAGGGGGAGTTGCAGTCGTTTAGAAATCAACTATAATCTGGATATGGTCCAGGAAATAGCGCCAGTTCAATATAATTTTAAAATTTTAGACTTTACATTAATTTGTAAGGAAATTTCAAGAGTCACTGTAAATGACCTATATTCTTACGGTTTACTCGAAAAACCTAAGTTTACACGTAATGTAAAAAGACTACTCTTACATCATACAATTCATCAAATATGTGAATATTTTCTTAACCGACATAAGCGGTCAGCAACTTTTATATATTTTGCAAAATCGACATATAACACTGAATTACATGAAATTTACGGTGAAAGTACAATAAATGAATGGCTGTATAACACTATACTCAAAATTAAGAATATACTTCCAATTCGCATTCTTATCGGTCACTTACCGTTTACTACAATAAAATTTCAAATTGATGAAAACAGTGGAGATGGTGTAGAATTCCTACAAATGGTTAGAACTTATGCAAATTGGCATAATACTGACAAATATACGTTTAGTCGAGTCAAGCAGTATGCAACACGTCATGAATTAACATTTTTAAGTCAAGATTACTTTTCACGACTAAAAACAAAAAACCTCTTATTTGCATAAATAATTGTGTGAAATTCGTCGATCGTATTGAAAATTATCTATCCCTCTTAACCGAGCAAGACCCTGGTGCGGCTGGAGGTGCAGGAACTCCAGCAACGGACGCTACAACACCGGATCCAACTGCTCAACCACAAGCTGCTGCTGGAGATCAAGAGCCAGTGAAGGTAGCACCTGAGGGGTATGTAGATCTTGTTAAGCTTGTTGTTAAGGCAATGCAGATGAATTTTCCTGTTGGCTCACTAGATGATCTTTGGACTACGGAAGTAAATGAAAGTAACGCTTTTACCGTAGAAAAAGCTATTAACGCTGCCATGAAGACATATAGCTTGTATGGTGGTGAAGGTGATGATGCTACTAATGATCAGCGACTTGAAAATCCAAATTATAGAAAATTTGTTCAGGGTATTAATACTGCAAACCTTTATCAAAAGCTTAATAAGTTAAAAGAAATTATTAATATTCGCGATCACAACCCTGCCTGATATATGTATAGAAGTTTAAAAGATATATATGTAAACGAAGCGTTTGCACGTCCGGTACCTCCTCCGTATGTT